CAAGCATACAAAGGTATTTTAAAAAATGAAGAAAAAGAGGAAACGCACAACGAAATGCGTTATCCTGGAGATAAATAAAAATTAATATATAAAAACTCATAAAGACGTTATTAAAGGTTGAGGTGGATTAGTACTTCAACCTTATTTTTTGAAAGGGGTATAAAATTATGGCAACACAATTAGAAATGGTTAATTGGGCTAAGGCTCAAGAAAATAAATGGATTGATGTTGATGGTGCTTATGGTGCTCAATGTGTTGATTTAGCAATGAAATATTGTCAAGTGTTTGGTGGAATGACTCCGCATGGTAACGCTATTGACTACTTATCAAACGCCATTCCCAGTGGTTGGAAGCATTATTCTAGCGGAGAAATTCAACCCGGAGACCTTCCTATTTGGAAATGGGGTAGTTGGGATGAATACGGACACATTGGCATTGCAATATCAGTTAACGGACGATATATCACTTCTGTAGAGCAAAATGTAGATGGAGCTGCAGTCGGTGTAGGTGGATACGCTCGTATTCGCACACGTGATGACAGTTGTTTAGTTGGATTTATCCGTCCAGCGTATTCAGAGAATGGTTGGGTTAAAAACGACAGTGGCTGGTGGTACGATTTAGGAAATGGCGACTACTACAAAGATTGTTGGAAATTAATCAATGGTTCATGGTTTAGATTTAATCAAAATGGATATGCGCTAGAGGAACAATGGTACTACAACGAAAGTAACAAACGTTGGTATTGGCTGGACAAAGGCGGATATATGGCAAGTAAATCATGGCGATATATCAATAACCATTGGTATTATTTCCATGAAAATGGAGAAATGGCAACAGGTTGGATTGAATATCAAGGTCGCTGGTATTACCTTAATAATGAAAATGGAGACATGGTATCGGAAGAATACCGAAAAATTGGTGATTATTGGTATTTGTTTAACAAAGATGGAGAAATGCAAACCAATAAGAAGATGGAAATAAAAGAAGATGGAACTATCAATATGATAGATTAAATTATAATAAAGACGCTATTACACCCCCTTTAATTAGGGGGTATTTTTTGTTGAAAAAAAGTAAAAATACGATATAATATATACAGATTAGAGGGCTATGCCCACCGTGAGAAGTAGAACTAGCTAGATACTTCTTTTCTATTTAATTAAATAACAGATACCAACGCTCCCATTCCTATTTACAAGCAGATACGTCCTGATGTGGGAGTTCTTTTTTATAAATAAAGTATATGGATCGTGAAGATATTGAAGAGTTTGAGCAATTAATCCAGGAGGGGAAGGAAAGAAAAGGGTAGGTGTTATTGGCATCTACTTCTTTTTTTATTGACAAATTTTTAAAAAAGTTTCAAATAACTATTGACTTTATACCTCTTATGATGTATAATTATAAATATAAAGGAGGTGAAAAAGTGAGTAAAAAACAAAATAAAAAAGAAGATTCTAAACAAGAAACTCTTTTAAAATTATCAATAATATTAGCTCTGGTACAGTTAATTAAAACGATAATTGAGTTGATTGCTAAAATCTTCTGAATACTTCAAGGGAACGGAGCTTATAAAAGCTCCAAGTACCTACTTGTTACTCACATTATACCATGAAAAAAGAAAAGATACAAATAACAATTCTTATTTTAGGGATTATAGCGACTATAATTTCAATAATTTTAAAATTTATCTAGGAGGATGTATTATGGAAAAAGCAATGCAAGAAATAGAAGAACTTTTCAATAGCGAAATAACAGACTACCGTTTGGCAAAAGATAGTGGTGTAACGTTAAGCATGATACAAAATTACAGAAACGGCAGTAGAAAAATAGAAAATATGACACTAAAAACAGCTGGGAAATTATGTAAGTATATCGAAAGTAAAAAAGAAGATAATAATAAAATTACCCCTTTTTAAATTTATAAAACTGTGTTAAAATATTTCTAGGGAAATTTCATTTTTAGATTTTTTCATAAGAGATATTAAGGGCAAAAAAAGGACAAAACTCTTCAAAATACCACGTTTATATAATTGTTTATGTGGCGTAAAAACGTTGGGAATAATGGGTTTTGAAAACTTTTAAAATATTATAAAATGTTAAAAATATAGTTCCCATATATGAAACATAAATAATTTAACCTTGATATATCAACGATAGTAAGATGTAAGGTAGAAAAAAAGGGCAAAATAAGGGCAGAAATAGACAAAAAGTAAAAGACTAGCATTTAACTTAATGTTAGTCTTTTTTATTTTAGAATGTTATATCCTTGAATAAGTCAAATTCCTTTTGTTGACCCTGATTTGTTTTGTGGATGTATATCCTTTGTGTTACTTTTGTATCTTCGTGACCTAGCCGTTTGGAAATATACTCGACAGGGATCCCTTTATCAATACACAAGCTAGCGTGAGTGTGTCTTAGTGAGTGAATCTTAAATTCCTTGCTTACTAACTTTTTAAGACCAGTTCTAAAGTGACTAGGGACTATGTAATTTCCATGTAAATTAGGGAATATTAAATTCTTATCGTCGTTATAAGTTTTATAAATAATCTGATAGTTAGCTTTTAACCTTTTTTGACTGTCTAATATATCCAAACACTTTTGATTAAGTGATATTTTTCTATTGCTGCTTTTTGATTTTGGTGAATTAATATTTCCCGTTATATTCCATGTCTTGTTTATGGTTAGAATATTATTTTCAACATCATCAAATGTTAGAGCAATAAGTTCTCCAAATCGAAGCCCTGTATTAACTAGAAACTCTATAATGTTTCTATAAAACGGGTGCTGTTTGAGTTCTAAAAGTATCTGATCTATTTCTTCTTGCTCCAAGTATTTAGTTTCTTCTTTTACTGTTTGTTTTTTCTTTTGTAACTTTTCTAGAAATGCTATATCTTCTATATAGTCTAATCTATATAGTATCTTAATAAAAGTCTTAATACAACCTAAATGCGCATTGTAATTAACATCAGATACAGATATTTCTTCTAATATATTTTGTATATAATTAGCGTTAACCCTATTTAATGGGACATCATAACAAAGCCTTTTTATCTTTTTCATCGAGGTAGAATATTGAACTTGTGTATTAGGCTTGATGTTTTTAAAATGTTTTTTCTTAACAAGGTCAAGACCTTCAAAAAAAGTAATTGTATTATCTAGTACTGAACTTTCTTCAAGTCCTCTTAATCTTAATAATTCTAAGGCAGTCTTCCTATTTCCCCTAGTGTCTTTATCAAATAATACAGATATTTTCTTATAATTCCCATTTAATAACTTAATGCGCTCACAGTATCGCACTTTTCCATTTTTTGTAGTTTCAACCCACATAAAATACACGTCCTTTCTTGATTATTTTGGGCGTGTATAGTAAAATATAGTTAGTTTGGTGATGTATTTTACTATACACACAAATTTTGAGATATTGCAGTATCTCTGTTACCCTCACTCTTGCAGGAGTGGGGGATTTTATTTTGTCTAAACTGGTGGAATTAGACCAGTTTAAAAGAAAAAACCGTCAGTAACTAGTTACCAACGGTTGAGAGCATTAAGCTCCAGTTAAGATTTGCGATAGATACATTTAAGTATCTATGTTAGTAACTTAATTATATAATAAAATAAGAAAAAAATCAACTGTTTATTAATCTTTGGTCAAAAATAAATTTTTAATTCCGTTATCTATTAACTCAAGTATATCTTCTGATTAACAAACTCTCTAACTCTTGGTGGGGTGCAGGGAGTTTTTTATTTACTAATAATTTTAATCTTTTGAATAATCAGGGATATCACGATTCATATTTACTTCAAGAATAGAATTGTGATTTTTTTTATGTAAATATAAACCACGATTAACATCATAATCAAAGAAAAATGATTTTTCCTTAATCGGCTTATTATTATATAAGAAAAAGTATCCTATATCATCGTTTGTTCCTGTATATATAACGGTGTTATTATCGAGATAGATTCTATAATATTTTGTATCACTGGTGTCACGAAGATTCATGAAAAAGTCATGGAATTGTCTATGAGATAAAAAACTAAAATCAGAAATTGACATTTTCATAATACCAATTTTCATTGAACCATCATAGTCATATTTGATTTTAGATGAATCAAGTATACTGTTTACTTTTTCTTTTCCTTTTTCTTCAGAAAATTTATTGTCTGAAGTATGAACAGTTGTATTTGAACTACAACCGGATATAATCAAAGATACCGATAATAAAGAACTTAATAATATTTTTTTCATTTTTATATTCCCCTTTATATCTTTATTTTTCAATAGGTGTAAAGCTATCAACAACTTTACCTACAATGTTGAAATAAGTGTCCTGTATGTCTGATGTATAGATTATAATATCTGAATATTTTTTATTAATAGATTTCAATACAAAACGATTTCCATCATTATATAATTTTTTCACATAACTTTTTCCATCATAATCAATAACGTATATATCACCATTTACATTATCGTAACCTTGTTGTAATAAGATTACATCCCCATCTAATAATTCTGGCTCCATACTATCACCAAAAACAAGAGTTGCCATATCATAAGGCATTAAATCGTCACGATCTGTATAATAGGGAACAACTTCATTATTACCATAACAATATCCAATACCAGCCGCAACTTTCTCAGTCACAAAAACTTCCGTTAATTTTTCAACCTTACATTTCACAGAAACTTCTTTGACTGTTCTATTTTGAAAATTAAGAAGATTAGTAGCGTATTGATGGGTTTTATTTTGATTTTCTTTATTAAGTTTCGAAACTACTTTTATTATTTTCTCAGTCAATTCGCTCGATGCTTTATCTTCTGAAATTCCCATTATATAAGCTGGTGTAGTTTCCAGCGCACGGGCTAAAGGTTCTAATATAGATACAGGTAATTTCTCAATATTAGAGTTTTCATACCTATATATAGTTGATCTATTCTTTCCAATTCTCAAAGCTAAATCATCTGCCGATAAATTCAATTTATTTCTTAATTCTTTAATTCTTTCTCCAATTGTCTTTGTCATAAAATCATCCTTTCATAATACTATAATAACATATTTTCGCAAATTTGCAAATAAAATAATTGCGAAATTGCGAAAAATATATTGACTTTTTTTTGGTAGTGTTATAAAATACATTTAGAGGCATAAATGCGACACAAAGAAAGGAGGTTGTTTATGGTAAATATAGAAAAACTAAAAAGAGAAATTGATAAAAAAAATTCATCAATAGAAGAAATTTCAGAACAAATAGGGATTGACAAGAGTACTTTTTATCGTAGATTAGAATCAAAAGGAAGAAAATTCACAATAGAGGAAGTAATAAAAATCTCTAGCATTTTAAATTTAGATAGAAAAAAAGTAGATGAAATTTTTTTTGACATAACAGTCGCATAAAAGCGACAAAAATCTAAATTAAAGAAAGGAGACTATCTATATGAATATTTCTAAAAAGATAAAAACTGAAACTATTGTAAATGGAAATAATGAACTTGTGGATATTAGATACACAGAAGTTAATACTCATGATAAATTTTCTCTTAAAGAAGAAGAACCGATTAGAAATGAGATTATCAATGTTTTAGCTAAGCATAATCTTTCATATTGGAAAGCTAGAAAAGTTTTAGAAAGAACTACAGATTTTCTAGTTAAAGAATCTGTAGTTCAAGAGATTAAATAAGGAGGTGAGGAAATGGAAAGAGAAGAAATTGATTATGCACTTAATATTTTATCTATGTACCCGGGTGAAACTAAGCCTGAACTAATTGATACGTTAAAAAAAAATATAGCACCCTTAACAGATGAGATAATCTCTATATTTGAAAGAGAAAAACTTACATTTGAAGAATGCTACATTATATTAGATTTTACTTATAGATCACTTAAATATAAATCTCAAAAAGTTAATCTATAATATTTACTGAAATTATTTCAAAATTATCTTTTTCACAAACTAATAGATAATCCAATGCGATATTATTTTCTATGAATTTAACATTATACAGTTCAAAATTATCTTTTTTAAAATCTAAATTACTGTTTGAATGTAATATCAAATTAAGTAAGGCTGATTTGAAATGCGTTTTACTTAATTTAAATAGATCTCTCAAATAGTTAATGTGAAATGGTTTAATATACTCATTGATGTAAAAAGTATCAATAGAATCAAAAATAATTCTAGGATTATTAAAGTCATTTAATATAGTCTCTACTGAAAAATTATTAGTATTAAAATTACATAATGTAGTTCCAGTGATTATTTTATCATTGTATTTGATAATGAATTCTAAATTAATATTATTTTGCAGTTCTTTAGATAATTTATTAGAGATATATTTTAGAAAAAATTCTTTTTGTTTTAATTCAATATAGTTCATAATAATTCACCTCCTTTGAGGTAATTATAACACAAAAAAGGAAAGGAGTGATTCCTATGAATGAAGTTCAACTAGATTTAGTTGAGTTAAAAAAGCTAGATTTAAAATTTCCATACTTATCTAAACAAGAAATAATGGATTGTTGGGGTATTAAGGAAACTACTTATATCAAGTGGAAAAAACAATTTTTAAAAAAAGTAGATGAAAGATTCTATCCAAAAGGCAGTTGTTTAAAACTAGGTAAAGAACATTTTAATATATATGCCTGGTTACACTTTGCAACCAATTATGATTATTTCCAGGATAAGAGGTTAGAGAAAAGAATAGAGCCATTCTCTAAAAAAACTATACAAGAATTTCAAGATTTAGGAGTGAGGTAACAATGATTAAACACTTACAAAAAAGAACACTCAACTTAATATACTGGACATTTACAATTATTTTCCTTTGCGCATTAGCAATGACAAAATTTGAATTTGAACAACTGTTCGCAGGATATATATTAGTAACTGGGTCAATGTGGGTTGGGTTTGATAAGAGATTTGACAAATATTTTGAATAGGAGGTAAAAATTGAATAAATATGAATTACACAATAAATTAATAGATTTACAAGAGCTTCAAAGAAAAGTTGATAGTCACATAAAAATATGGAATAAAACTCATATAGAAACTGCTTTATGCGAAGAATTCCACGAATGGTACAACGCTATAGGATTTTTCAAAGATTGGAAACAAAATAAAACACCAAAAGAAAAACAGCTTGATGAATTGGCCGACTGTTTAGCATTTGCTCTATCTCTAATGAACAATGATAAGCAGGTATATAGCATCGATAGATGTGCGTTTGTGTTAAAGCGTATTGAAAATAAAGGTCATAAAAAAGCTATGATCAATGAAATTGAAACAGGGTATTTATTTAATAAAAGAGTTGGGAATACAGTATATATTCAATCAACAGAGTTTGCAGTTGAGTTAATCCTAGATATTGCAATGATTTATTATTCTTTAGAAAAATTGTTTGAAGCGTACGTCAAAAAATCAATGGTTAATATACAAAGGCAGAAAGAAGGATATTAAAAATATTAGGAGGGAAAAGTAAAATTGATTGACAATATTAATAAACCAAATCCGCAACATTATAAATTAGAATTAAGGAACATACCTGTAATTATTGACGGAGAAGAAAAGATAGTTGATAGTTTGCAGCTTGAAACTAGATATATTTTAAAAGATATAGTTAATGATATAAATATAACACGTGAACAAGCAGTGTGGTATTGGGATATGGGTAAAAGATATTTTAGGTTATTTAAGAAGCACGATAACCCTACTACAGACCTTAAGAAGATAATTCAAGAATCAACATTCTTGTTAAGTTCATTACTTGGTGAAAACATTACTGCTAAATTAATTGATGAAAATGGTGAGGATTTATTAAACGATTATGAGGAAATAGCAACAATAGACAAGTTAAAAGATATGTTAAATGAAGATTTATCAGTTCAAGAAAAGGAAATTGTTCAAAGACAAAATATTATACATTTCATTATTGACGGTAAAGAGATACCTATTAATAGAATTGAAGCTAAAAATATAATAAGTAAGTTAGGGGCATTTCTTTATGATTAGCCAAAAAATAACACTAGGAACGTATTCTACTATAGCTGTTGAAGAAATAGCAGAACATTATAATCTAAGTGTTAATGACTATGTCAACTTAGTATTAAAAAATTGCATAATAAAGGAACTCAAAAGAAGAAAAGTTAATTTTAAAAAAATTAATTCACAAATAGTTTTAGAAAGATTAATGCTAGAAATAGATAGTCTAGAAAAAAGAACAAATAGGAGTTGATGTATTATGAATATGCCTAATTTTCGAGCATTTGTTGATAAAAAAATATATAAAGTTATTGGTTGGAACGGAGATTATATTGTACTTAGTAGGAAGTACGAAAACAGCTATATTCAATCATTAAATGTTAAAAAAAAAGATGTTATTTTAATATTAGGAAGTGGACTTTTAGATAAAAAAAGTAATGAAATTTTTAGTGGAGATATAGTTGAAAATTCTGATAAGGATTTAGGTATTGTAAGATATAAAGATGGCTGTTTTGAGGTCGATTTTAAAGCATATATTCCTAATAATTTAGGTTTAATTGCAGATGATTTAGAAATTATAGGTAATGTATATCAAAATAAAAAATTGTTAGAGAAAATAGTAACTATTAATAAAAAGAAAGCTATTTGTTTAAATAACATAGAAAAAAGATTAAATAAAAAAAGGAAAAGAGCGTCTAAAAAAGACACTCATTGATGTACTTTGATTATACAACAATCTTTTTAAAAAATCAAGAGAGGAGAATGTTATGTTACTCTTTGATGAACAACCAATAGTATTTGATAGGGTGTTAGCTAGAGCAATAGGGGATAGACACGCTACAATATTGCAGCAAGTTCACTATTGGATTGAAATTAATAGAAAAAAGAAAAATATAGAAGTGTATAAAGATGGTTATTATTGGACGTATAGATCCATTAAAAAATGGCACGAAGAAGAGTTTGATTATCTATCCTTTTCTACTGTAAGAAGAACATTTGATGATTTAGTTAATGATGGCTTTTTAATAACTGGAGACTATAATAAATTTGGCGCAGATAGAACAAAGTGGTATAGAGTAAATAAAGAAAAATTAAAGCAATTATACACTAGACTTTCAGAAGAAAAACAAGAAAACCATCTGTCAAATTTAACAAATGCAAATGCTCAAAATGAGCCAATGCAAATGCTCAAAATGAGCAATTCAGAAATGCTCAAAATGAGCCAACCTATACAAGAGAATAAAAAGAGATTAAATAAAGAGAATATAACTCATTCATCAGAGTCTAATAATAAATATATAGACATATCATCAAAAATAAAAGACAGAAGAATGAATGAGGATGAAAAATCTAAAGAGAAAAGTAAAAGATATAATACACAATACTTTAGAGATAGCTTTGGGTATTCCCGAGTCAGCACGAATAAACAAAAAGAGTTAGATAAATGGATTCAATATGTAGTCGATATTTGCCTAATGCATCCTGCAACTAAGCTTAATATCGGCAAACTTCAAACTAATGCAGGTAATGCACAAGAAAGGTTTGTTAAATTAAGAGAGAAACATATTACATATATTTTTGATAGGCTAAAAGATATTTCATATCCAACTAACCATAGAAATTACATGTTAGCAGTTCTTTATAATGCTGAAGACCAATATGAAAGTAGTCAGTCAACTTTTAAAGGCCAGCAAGGGAAACACCATTCTCCTATACCAGATTATCTACAACAACAGATGGATAAAATTGGAGATACTGCACCTAAAGAAAGACCTAAACCAACTAAGGAAGATGAAGAAGCTTATAATGAAATGCTGCGTGAATTAACAAAAGGAAAAGAGTGTAAAGACGATTGATGAATTTCGATTTTGGAGGACATTAGATGGAATTTGTAGAACCGTTGCGAACACAAGAAGAATTAGATGCAATGAATTATTATTTTAAAAACCGCAGCGAACGAGATTACTTACTTTTCTACATGGGAATAAATGTAGCATTTAGGATAAGTGATTTATTAGGTTTAAAAGTAGGAGATGTCAGAGGACGAGACAAAGTAAGAAGGCGCGAAATGAAGACAGGGAAATTAAGAGAAATGGTTATATTACCTAAATTAAAGCGTGTATTAGAAGAATACTGTTCAGATAAAGAAGATGAGGAATATTTATTTAAATCAACACGCTATAAGAACTCTAATAGACCTATCACAAGAACACAAGCATATAGGATATTAAAAGCTGGAGCGAAAGAGTGTGGAATAAAGAATATAGGCACTCATAGCTTTAGAAAGACATTTGGATATCATTTCTACAAAGAAAGTAGAGATGTAGTAACTCTTATGAAATTGTTTAATCATCATGATCCTAGTATCACATTAAGGTATATAGGAATAGAAAGAGATGAGATGAGTAAAGCAGTTAAAAAATGGGGTGGTTTATAACCTCATTTTTAAAATAAATTTAATTATGTAACCAAAAAGGGAAACATTACATGGCTAAAATAACAATATATTCTAAACATTGGAAACAGAGGGGTTGAGATATATTAGAAGAATGTAACAGTTTATAAGATATGATACATACTAAATATAATATATTATTCAATCAGTCAGTCAATCATTCAATAAATAAAAGGAGAAATAATAATGATTAATAATGTAGTTTTGATAGGAAGATTAACTAGAGATATAGAATTAAAACAGACAACCACAAATAAATCCGCAGTAAATTTCACTTTAGCGGTGAACAGAAATTATAAAAATGAACAAGGAGAACAACAAGCAGATTTTATCAACTGTATAGCATATGGGAAACAAGCTGAAAATATGGCAAGATTTTTAAACAAAGGTAGCTTAATAGGTATAGAGGGAAGAATAGCAACAAGAAATTACAAAAATAAAGATGGAAAGATTACATATGCTACAGAAGTAATAACAGATCGCGTTAACTTTTTAGAAAGCAAGAAACAACAAGGTAATTTTAATCATTCTTCACACTCGAATTTCGGAGATACTTTTTATTTTGATGATTATAACGGAGTCAATCCATTTATAGAAGATTAATACTTTATTGGAATAGTGTTAGGAACAATACTTATGGCAAGTGGCTCATTTCTTTTAAAAAAAGAAAATGAAGAACTAAAAATAAAAAATGACAAACTGGAGCAACGCTTGTTTGAGTTATATAAAGAACAAGCAGAACACACAAAAAAACAGCTGAGAGAAATGGAGTAGGGGGTTAGGAGATGACAAAAAATAAACTACTAGATTTAAATAATCATTTATTTGAAGCATTGGAGCGTATTAATGACGACGAGTTACAAGGCGAAAAACTACAAGAGGAAATGGCTAGGGCTAAAACTATAACTCAAATAGGAAATACTATAATTAATAATGCAAGTCTAGCGTTAGAAGCTAAGAAATATAAAGATGAGTTTGGTAGAGGAGCAACGTTGCCGTTGATGATAGAAAATGCAAAATAGAGGATGGTTTAAAAAAGGGTGTGAACCTAATGAGACAAGTTTTAAAAAGGGCCATGTACCTTGGAGCAAAGGAACAAAAGGTGTTTTAAAACCTAATAAGACTAGCTTCAAAAAAGGTAATATTCCACACAATACAAGAGAAATGTATTCAGAAAGATTAAGTAAAGACGGATATATTGAAATAAAAGTAGGAATAAATAAGTGGGTAGGGAAACACAGATATATTTGGGAACAACATTACAAAAAGAAAGTTCCTAAAGGATATGCAGTATTATTCTTAGATGGAGATAACAGAAATTTTCAAATAGATAATTTAAAAATCATATCTAGAGGAGCATTATTAATTCTGAATAGGAGATATAGACATGTTTTAAAAGATAAAGAATTAATGAGATCGTGTGTTGATTTGAGCGAATTAATATATGCGTTAAGTAAGAAGAAAAAGTAGGAGGAGTAATGGATATTGTTGATATTTATTTAGAATGTGGAAATTTTCAAGAAGCAGTGAGAAGAAGTGGACTACCAGCTTACGTTGCACATATTAAATTGATAGGTAGCGGAGTTTTTAAACTTCAAGACAAAATAAAATACGGAAATAAATCTAATATGTTAGGAGCTAAGGCAGAAGAATTATTTCAAAAATATGTACCTACAGCAATAGATGCTAATAGATTATATAGGACGAATAATCCAGGGTTTGACTTTGAATACAAAGGTTTAACTATAGATGTTAAGTATTCATCTTTGAGGAGAAAAAGCAAATCTCCGCACAGACAATGGAGCGTTAGATGTAAGGGGGATAGAGATTTCATAGTAGCATTTTTAGAAAGAGAACCTAATTCAGAGTTGAATGAGCCTATGATATTAATAATTCCTTATGGAATGTTAAGTTTCGAAGCCGAAGACACTTTACATTTTTTTGAATCTAGCGAGATTTTTAAAACGTATCAAGTATTACCTGAGCAGTTAGTAGAAATACTTGAAGATTACGCAAGTTTAAAAGAACAGGGGTTGATTTAATTTGATAGAGCATAATAACAGGACTATTGCTAACAAACACGCTGAATTCATCACTGGTAAAGAATTAAGGCAATATGTGGCTGAAAAGGTTAAGAAGTACGTCGGAGAAAATCCAAGTGTATTTGATGGCGCTATTGGTAGCGGTCAGCTAGAACAATACATCAACCCTAGTAAGCTTGTAGGTGTTGAAATTCAAGAACTAGCTTGTAAGACGTTTGAGCAAAACAGCGATTTATTCCCTAACAGAGAAATATTCAACATGAGTTTCTTTGGATTTAGCGAAAAAATAAAAACAGATTGTGTAGTAATGAATCCGCCGTTTTCACTAAAATTTAAAGAACTTCCTGAAGAAGATAGGTTAAATATTCAAAAGGATTTCCCTTGGAAGAAGAGCGGTGTAGTAGACGATATATTTATTTTAAAATCATTAAACTATACTGACAAGTTCGCATTTCATATTTGCTTTCCAGGAATTGCTTATAGGAAGACCGAACAAATGATGAGGGATCTAATCGGAAATAGATTAGTTGAACTAAACCTAATTGAAGGAGCGTTTGAGGATACTGCTATTTCAGTATTAATGCTAATAATAGCAAAAGAAGGTAATTACGATAAAGTCCATAAGGAAATATACGATTGTAAAACTAAAACAGTATTACACACTGAAATATCTGACAACGATGATAAGTGGAATAGTCCTACAAAACCGGTTGAAAGAGAAGCTATTGATATAGATTTTATTAACCAAGATTTAGATAGAATGGTTTTAAGGAATTTAGAAAATCATTTACAATCAACACTTGGGATAATTAGAGAATTTAATGCCGATATTGATTATTTAGGATTTATTGACAAGGTAGAAAGCTTATGTCAAGAGTACAGACTAGCTTATAATTTCGGTGTAAATACGTTTGGGAAGTATTAAGGAGGATAAGAGATGTTAGGTAGAAATAGTCAAGTATTTAAAGACGCATCAATCATAAAAGCCGATATAGAAACAACAGGGTATCAAGGAGGAAAAGCAAAAAAAGGCGGATATATTGAGGTTTCTTTAGAAAACATAGCAGCTACAGGTTGGAATACAATCGTAGTGCAAGACCATAAAATTTGTGAGTTAGGAAATTTACAAAAAATTAAAATCGTATTTAAAGGTGATGGAGAAATAAGAAATTTTCATAAAATAATTAGTCAGTGGAAAGAGTATTTAGATTATCAGTTAGGAGTTAACGAGGAATGATGCAAGAATTTATTAATGGGGATTGCATGGAGTATTTAACTAATTACCCAGATAATTATTTCGATTTAGCAATAGTTGACCCACCTTATTTTAATGGGCCAGAAAAAAGAAAATTTTATGGTAGAAAAATAAGCCCTATTGGAGTTCAAAGGATTTACACATCAACTGATACTTGGGAACTTCCGACAAAAGAATATTTTGACGAACTCTTCAGGGTGAGTAAGCATCAAATAATTTGGGGTATAAATTACTTTTCAAAAATATATAACTTTGGGCCAGGTAGGATAGTTTGGGATAAGGTCAACGGCAAATCAAGTTTTAGTGATTGTGAAATAGCCTACTGCAGCTTACATGATAGCGTAAGAAAAGTAACTTATATGTGGAACGGGATGTTTCAAGGCAAATCAATTGAAGAAGGACATATCCAACAAGGCAATAAAAAGTTAAATGAAAAACGAATACATCCAACTCAAAAACCAGTGAATTTATATCGTTGGATAGTCGATAAATATTGTCGGCCAGAATTTAAAATATTAGACACACACGTAGGCAGTGCAAGTAGCTTAATAGCATTTAGAGAAGCAAACTTAAATTATGTAGGGTTTGAAATAAATACAGAGTATTTTGAGAAAGCAAAAGAGAGGATAGGAGAATGTTAGATAAATACCCAAAATTAGAGTTAATAGCGATAACTTATGGGTACGACAAGGTGGAAGAAGTAACTGAAAGAACAGCAATAATAAGTAATGGTTATTTTCACGAAATACATATATCATGTGATGATGTTAACCAAAAATACGCCATGAAAATTGTAAATAGAGTTTTTAATTCAACTAAATTTAGTTTAATTACATATAACTATGAAAATTTTTTATTCGAATTCGAAAAGACTTTAAAAGTAATGGTAAATTCCACATTAAAAGAGTCAATGAGAATGGCGAGAGTAGATTGGTAGGAGCTTTCTAATGATAATATCGTTAAAGAAAGAACTATCCAACAGCAAAAACAGAGAATTAGAGAGTTGCAAACATTTAAACAACTTAAGGAGATATATGGCTAATGGATAAAGTAAAAACAGTGGTTTGGGAATTAGGAGTATTTTCAATTTCTGGAATTACACTTTTTAGAAATTATGATAAACAAAGGAGAAAAAAGGAATTTGAATTATTAAAAGATTTAAGTAGAGGGTTCTATAGAACAAATGATATTTCTCAAGATAGTATAAGAATACCTGTATTTAACTTAGATAATGAAAAAGAGTTTACTATTCAAATAAAAAACACTGAAAATTATTATGAAGTATCAATATTATTCACTTGTGAAGAAGATACAGTTGGATATTTAAAGAAATATCGTTCACATATAACATACGTACAAACTTTAACAGAGATTGAAGTTGCTATATCTAGATTTTTATGGAATATGAGTAATTTTCTAGGGGATGAAGATTTGTATTTTAGAGACGTGACGATAGAAGAACACGAAAGATTAAGAGATGAAGTAGCCCCTGCATACTATGCTTTTGAGAGAGGAGATTTAGAGAAATAATGAATTTTAGAGAAATAAAAGAAGCTAATAAATTAATTAATGAAATAGAAAATTTGGATAGGTTTACAATAGATATTCAAAATCCTGTAAGATCTTTAAAGGTATCTACCGAGTTTAACGGAGTAATATTAAAGGGAGAACACAAAATTAAAGTTATACAAGTAATATTTGGAATTAGAAGAGAATTGGCTAAAGAATTGGAAGAGTTAGGGGTTACGGAGGAGTTAGAAAATGATTAAAAGAGTAGTAACAATAACAAGTGGTGTTGAGTCTTTAGTTGATGCAATTAATGATTATATCTCAAATGAATTAAAAGAGAATGAATACGTTATAAACATCAAGTATATAAAAGATGGTAGCCGACTTAAACCTTATAAAAAAAATCGAGGAACAGCTTATGAGACTATTGTAATAGCAATTGTACATATAGGAGGATAAAAAAATGTTACAACCAAAAATTTATGTAAAAGATAAAAATAAAGTCTATGACGTGCAAGTTATTGACTACAAACACAAGATAGTTATTTTCTTTGATAACGAGACTCAATGTACGTATACTAGATTGTTTGACGAAGTTGATTTTATGGAAAATACAGGACTAAAAGATAAGAATGGCAATGATATATATGTCGGGAATATTGTTAAATTTCACCATCCTCATTCAAAAAATGTGGACGCAATTTTCTTAGTCAAAAAATGTGATTTTGATGGAAAATATATAATATCAACATTATTCAATTGTTCTTTTGATTTGAATGAGGACACTATAGAGTTTGTAGAAATTATATATAACATGCCATAAAAAAAGGAGTTGGTGGAGAATGAGTGAATACATAATAGAGTGGATAATAACATGCATCATATTATTATTTCTGTTCAAGTTAATCGGTGGAAGTGTTGACAATAATGATGTCTATTTAATAACAAGTGTTTGGGCGGTAGCAAGGCTAAGTAAGTCAATAGAGGATAGGAGATAGAGTATGGACGATAAAAAATACACATTAAGAATTAATATGAAAAACGGAGAAAGACTTGTATTTATAACTGACATGAATACGATAGGGAAGTTAAAAATGTGCTTTGATATAAAAGAAAAACTTAACGAAGATTTTGTATATGAAGTCGAGGGAACACCAATTAAAATTCATGAAATAGATAATGGTAAATGGTCTCCGTTTGATGAAATATAGGAGGTAAACATGAATGATAAATACAAACTACTAATCAAAATGAAAAACGGAGACCAAATAGAAACAGTAGTATCTAAAAATATCATCAATTATTTACAAGCTAGTTATGATAGTTGTAAAAAGTATAAAAATATAAATTGTCTAATAGAAATAAGTGGACGTGAGATTAATGTAGAAGACATAGATTATTTCATGTGGAGTGCAGAAGATAATATTTGAGAAGTAAAAGGAGAACAAAAATGAAATGGCATAAAATTTATACAAGAGAGCTTACTGAAGAAGAAAAAGAAGAATATGGTGATTTATACACCTCTATGTGGGAGGGGCGTACTCCTGACATTGATGAAGAAGTGTTGGTTACATTTCCTCTAAGTTCTGGAGGGTATTCTGACACGAGGTTAGATAATTGGATAGAGTATGATATGTTTGTAGGTTTTGAAAATACAGATGCAGATGTTATATATTGGACTGAATTACCGAAATTTGAAGGAGAATAATAATGAACAAAATAATACCATTACAAGAAATGATTGAAGAGATTAAGAAACATTACAATTTAAATGATACATTATTGGCACTTAATTTAAAAGTTACACCACAAACAGTCAAAGGCTGGAAAGACGGAAACATTCCTAGAGAAAAGACGTATAACAAAATATTAGAAATATACAATAATATCATTAATTCAGAAGAACAAACAAAAGAAGTAACAGAAGTAACGGAAAAGAAACCTTATGAGATAAGTTATCCAAAACATAATAAAATCGTGTTTTATATTGATGATTACTTGGGAGGGTTTAAAGAGAGAACTTTTGACATTACAGATTCTTGTGATAAACGTTTATACGACATGGGTCTATATTTCGACACGTTGGAAGAAGCCGAGCAATTCAAAAGAGAGCAAACTTTAATTAAGAAGATTAAATGTTGGGCGAAAGAACAACAAGGGGATTGGCAGCCTGATTGGAGTAATGAGAATGAAGGTAAACATTACATGGGTTACCATTATGAAGATGAATTAATTTATGTGGTTACTAATAAAAGTTGTGATTCATTCCTTAAATTACCTTACTTCAAATCAAAAGAAATAACCCGAGCTTGCATTGATGAGTTTGGAGATGAGATTTTGGAGGTGTTTTGCTAATGAAAAATGAAGATTTAAAAGAAGTTAATAGTTTAATACAATATATTAAAGGTATAGAGGATTTTATTAAAATTTGTAACATTAAAACTGAATATATAGCAATAAAATGTGGAGTTTTTCGTATTACAATAGCAGAAGACCAAAGACACGAAATAATAAAAGTACTAGAAAAAATTAAAAGTAACACGATAGAACAACTAAAAGAGTTAGGGGTAGAAGCAGATTGCTAATTGATTACAACAAATTAAAACAATACAAATATCGCAAAACAGATAACATATTCAGTTATTGTCACAAGTGTTGTGGTCGATTGGAATATTGTCCGATTGAGAAGAACCTATATTGTGTCAGATGTGAAGATTGTGGCATTCATACATTGATAGAGGCTACAAGCGGAGAGATAGCACTCAGAAAGGTTGGAGAGAATGGTTAGAGAATATAACGCGGAAATGTTAGATTATTAATAACAGGAGATAAGTATGCAGGAAATAAACAATAAGAATCGCAAAGTAAAAAAAAGATTTAAAGATAGTTATTTAAAGAAAAAATATTTAGGACAAGTGAAATACTTAAGAGGATTGATTGAATCTGATAAAAGGCTATTGGAAGAAAATGAGTATAGTTTAATTAATATAAAAGGCATGGATTATTCCAAAGAAAAAATAAAAGAAGAAAAGAGATCAACTTTAGAATCCCGTCTAGATAAATCGGATGAATTAAAAAAACGAATTTTAAAAAGTATAGAAACACTTTTTGAAAAGCAAAATAAGATTAAGGAATATATAGATAATATGCCAAACTTAGAATATAGATTGCTATTACAGTTGAGATATTTAGAATGCAAGAGTTGGGCGGAGGTAGAGCATATATTAGATATCGAATACACTACAAGAAATCAAAAGCATTCATTAGCTATTAACCAGATATTTATTCCTGATATAGATAAATATAACAAAATATAAGCAAGACGATGAAGAAAAAATTAGATTTGAGTATAACAATACGTTCTTTCAAAAAGATGAACATTTTCAATTTGACAAAGAAAGAATTGATGCATCACTTCAAAACAACTTATTAAATAACTTTTTTTCAGCAAACGCAATATTAAATATTATCTCATCCGCAAATAGAGGAAAAAATAATAATGATCTTTCAAATAAACTATCAAACTCAAAAATAGGTATGAACGATTATTTATCCGAACTGAAAAAAGGAAAAAATTTAGATGATAAAGCAAGACAAAGATAGGAGGAATAAATGAACGTATATACTATTACTATATTAAGATATCTATATACTTCAAAAGCAATAAGCGAGATATTATCAAAGAAAAAAGAAGATATAAAATTAAACGTTGATGAATTATCCAAAAAAAACATATCCGATATTACTTTAAAAAGATATTTAAAAATCTTGCTTAATCACGATTATATAAGCGAAGGTGCAAAAGACGGAAAATTTAAAAAATACTATATAACTGAAAAAGGAATTGAACTAATTGAAAATTCCTTAAATAAATATACTGAACAAAACAAAAATTAAAAAATAATTATGGAGGTAAATTATGAACCAAGTTACAATGATAGGAAGATTAACAAAAGATGTTGAGTTGAGATACTCATCTAAATCAGGTACACCTGTAGCAAGATTTATGATAGCTGTAGACAGACCTTATGCAAAAAAAGAAGATGAAATACAAGCTGATTTTTTCAATGTAGTTGTGTGGGGTAGGAATGGTGAAAATTGTAATAAATACCTGAAAAAAGGTCTATTAGTAGCACTACACGGGAGCCTACAAAATAACCACTATACTGATAAGGACGGAATAAAAAGATATAATGTCGAAATACTTGCAACTACTGTAGAATTTATACAATGGGCAGAAAATAAGAAAGAAACAGAAAATCCTGAAGAAGAAATTGGTCAAGACGGCAACTTTGAATTAGATGAAAATGGATACAGAAAATTAAACGATGAAGATGTACCTTTTTAGAAACAATATATATCGACATACAACTATTTTCTTGAACTTGTAAAGCTATTTTCTATATAATATAATTAAAGTATGCAGAAAATAGTGGTAAAATAAAGGAGGTTTTGAAATGGGAAAAGATAAAATACACGAATTAGTTGATATTATAGACACTGAAAACATAGAATTTATATATAACTTCCTTTCAAATTTCATAGAA